TTCCGCCCCCAACATTACTAGCTAAAATATTCCTTAGCTTATTTATAGAGGCTTTTGTCGGCAAAATCTTATTATCTAGGTCGCCAAGACTCCACAGTCTTATGTTAGAAATAGCGCCGTCAAGAGCAGAAATATCGGCCAGTTTCATCTTCTCCAACATGATGATATCATCAAGTATGGCATAGATCATTGGGTTGGCCCAAATCCGCCAGTCATCCTTCTTGTAATAATAAACCGCTACCTTTTCGGGGTCTAGGGGGATAGTATTTTGTCCGCTCTTAAATGCCTTAATTATATCTGGCGGCAATTGTGATACTAGCTGGCTATACATCAGATTGCCCTTTAGCCCTCGGTTAGCCAAGCCTTTCACCATTTTAGAAAGCTTCAAAACAAACTGTGGCTTGCCAATAAACGCGGCAAGTTCTTGTCCAACCACCTCAACGGACATGGGATTTAGAAAGTCGTATTTCCACGGTATTTCTCTTTTAGAAACTTCGGGAATAATGATTTCTATATCCGGCTGACCCACGCTTTTCCTAAGCTGTTTCTCTATCTTGTTTGTAATTTTCGCAGTTCTTCTTTTAACAATTACATTACCGCACCTGTAAAGATGATTCAAAAATCTCTCTGATCTTTCTTTGCCGCCAATCTTTTGAAACCATCTTTTGTAAAACTTTTCAATTCTCTTATTGGGATGCACAATAGATATCCCTTGGCAAGCAAAATCTCCCATCAAATCAATAACGTTTCTTATGATTCCAATCTTGTCATAAGCAGCCATGCACATTCTTATTGCGTCTTTTTGCCTTTGAGGAACGGCTTCTTCGCTGCGGAACCTGTTATAATCTTCTCTGGTAAAGCCAGTTCTAACAGATCGGTTAGGCTCTATATCTAAAAACGACCGCCTAAACCCACCGGAGGTTTTCATAACACCGTCGTAATGATCTACGTTGTCCGATATTTCAGAAAAGGCTTCACCTTTACTGTCTTCATCAGTCCAAGTAACAAAAGCCTTAGATTTTTCGGTGTTTTTAATCGGGTCGTTCATCAATAACCTCAATGGGATTGTAATCGGAATGTTATTGGTTTAATGTATATGATTATACACCAAACTAGTAAACATCTTTCATTCCTTCTGTAAACCATGATGGGCCTACATAATCTGGGCCACCGCCTGCTGTATAATCCCCGTTAGCCCAGCCGCCTATAGACCTATAGTCTAGCGGGGGCGGAGACCTTTGAATAGTTCTAGCTGACATATTTGCCATGAGCAATGCGCTGTAGCGGTCTTTTCTCATTGTGCCTTTTTTTCCGGTCGCCATTTTAATCTCTGGCGTGTCCCATTTGTCTCGGCCCGATGGAGTTTGTGACATAATAATCATAGCTAATTCATCTTTTAGCTCTTCTATTTCCATAACACAGTCTTCTAGTGTATCATACATTCTGTTTTTTAGTTTGTCATCAGACATAGCCAAACCTAAAGTGGCAGAATCAAAATACGGAAACAATAAAGCCTTGTCTTCAAAGTCTTTTCTCATGCCGTGATTGGCTTCTGCAACCCAGTCAGCCTTGGCAAATTGAACTATCTTAATTATATGCAGTCCGGGGTTTCCGTCTGTATCTTTTTCTTTGTCTTCATCAATGGTCGGCCATAATGCTACTTCACCCTGTTGTATTTTGTCTGGGTCATGAAGAGCCTCCATTACTGCAATGCCTCCGCCTTGAGCGTCCATAGCAATTTCTTCACAGGGAAAAATCTTCATCAAGTCTCTAATTTTTCTTGCGCAATAAGAATAGAAGTCGATTTCGTTCGCCAGTCCAGCTTTAAGCTGCTCTTTGTGCCGTCCTCGGTTGGTTGTCCAGCAATAAACTGTTCTGCGATGATCTTCATTAGCCTCTAAAACGACAATGCTAAAATTATCTACTTCAGAAGCTGGATCTATACCGAATACATATCGAGAGGCTGGATTTCCTCGCACCGTTGCATGAAAATTAATCTCACCGCTGGGCAGGCTAATTGGATTTTCGGGAGAAGCTACACAAGACTCAATAAGAGACCTTTTAAAAAACCCATTACTATCTGAAGAAAAACACGCTCCAAATTCCATTTCATAAATTCCAGAATGAACCGTAGCTCTAGAACGAGCTACTTGAGCATCATCCATAAATCCTTCGGGTAACAATTCAAAAGGAATCCTGATAATAGAATATTGAGTCCAATCAAACCCTCTGGGTGCGCCCCCCTCTCCAAATATTTCTTCTAGCTTGTTAGGTTGACCCCTGCTTTTAATAATTTGCCTCCACCTTTTCCAATATTCAGCAAAATGATTAAAATCATAATAAGCAGTTCCAGATAAAATAATTTGATTTCCCATGTCACCTTCGTTCTCAATTTCTATCTGCTCCTGCGTTGTTTCCCCTAATTCTATAGCTTTCTTTTGTGATGCAATTTTTCTGACATTTTCTATTGGAGTTGATGTTACAGCGGCAAAACCGGCTACAACATTCTCAAAAATGCTACGAGGAATTGATGCAAATTCGTCAGCTATAATATCGTTAGCTCGTTGTCCACGAATTTTAGATCCGTCACCCAAGGGCAAACATGTCACCGTGCTGTCACCTAAAATCATGCGGCACATATCTACATCACGACGAGGCCCGCTATTGTTCCCCACTATGTCTCGGAGTATAGGAGCGTTGCGCCAAATATGCTCCATGTATTCAAATAGAATTTTGGACTGACGAAAAGCTGCTCCAACCACAATGATCTTTCTTCCGGGCATTAACAAGGCCCGCATCATTGCGTAGAGAGACAAAATAAAAGATTTACCAAAACCACGACTGGCCACAAGCATTGGAAACTTCCTTGTCCACATTTCTTTTAGCATAAAGCATTGAGAAGGAAGGAGATCTATATTAAATATTTGCTTGCAGATAAAAGAGAAGTATTCAGGATTGGTTAACAGCCACGTTAGTTTTAAATGAAACTCGTGGTCGGTTTGTATGTTAAATGGATTGACTAAATTAGTTTCATCAACGTCGATATTTAGCCAAGCGTCTTCTATGATGCCCGATATATCATTCGCCATATTGTTCACGTATGAGTATCTCTGTTATTTCATCGAATATTCTAATCGCTTTTTCTTCCGCGTCATATCTATTACCACACAAAATAGTCTTTACGCCATAATTTTCTTGATACTCTTGTAGTTTTTTCCACATGAAAGGGCCATTCATTCTTCTTTTTTTAATATAAGCAGTAGAAGATGTTCCATCCTGTCGAACGACGGCGGGAAGATTCTTAGGGTATCCCATGAGTTCATCCAAAGTAAACTCACATATGATATATGACCAGCGAAACTGTTGCATCCTTTTCATTTCCGCTTCAAATCTAGGTCGCTGTTTCCCTAAGTTGTTGGCTAACTCGCTTACATTTGCCTTTCTTTCAAGGCACACGAATTTTTCTAGACCTCTAGCGGTGTAGTCGCCCGTGATTAGGCTCCAGTCTTTAACATCCTGACACTTCGCACAAGACTCAAATGACCAACCATTCTTTTCTCTCTTGTCTCGAAGGATAATATATTTACTTTTTCCCATTGCCTCTGACTATCTCCATGAATAAAGGCTCGTAGTGAGCCTCAGAACCTGTTACTTCTTTGTGACAGTTCCAACACAGAGTTACTCCGTTTTTCACGTCATAGCGAAGCGAGGATGCCTCGCTCCATTTTCTGATGTGATGTGTCTGCATCTTCCTCCCCCGGTTTCTGCACCCCGGCATCTGACACTTATATTTGTCCCGCCGAAGAACTTTTCTCCGCCAGTCTTTATAAATTGGGTCGCCAAAATCTCTATTCATTCGTTATACAGCGCCTTAAGCATTTGTAAGCTTACTTTTAATGAGTCGTTGTTACTCTGCCGTCCAACTTCTTCATCCAGTCTGCTTGTTAATTCTTTAGCTACCTTCGGGCCAATGTACTCGTTAATTATACTTGCTATCTTATGTGCTTCGCTCGCGCTCGTTGGCATTATGCTTTTCCCTCTCTTTTTCTAAACGTTCTAAAATGTCCGGGCTTTCCCTTCGTATTTCCAAATTAAATAATGTCTGTATCTGTCGAGCCTGAATTATATCAATGGTGTAACCGTTGATAATCTCTTGCTTTATTTTTGTCACCTTATAATCAAAATAGATCCACGTAGACAAAAAAGCTACTACAACTGCCATCGGAAAAAATAAATCACGCATGCTTTATGCTCCTTATTTTGACTACACGAATATAATCGTGTAGCATTGCTACTATATCCTGA